TTTCACCAATACCGAAAACGCGGTCGGCAGCGCCGGGTACGATGTCCCGTTCGTGCGGGGCACCGGCGGTAACGTGGACTTTGCGCCCCCAGCTTATTCTGGGGAAGCGTTCACCACCTCTCACGATCACTTCATGGGCGTCGATGATGATAGTTACGACTATAACCACATGCTGAATCAGATGGCCGAGAATCTACAAGAGCACGGCCACGAACCGCCCTATACGGCGATTGTCAGTCGTACCGACATCTCGACGATCTATGCCCTGGAAGATTTTGTGGAGATCGTCGATCCTGTCGTTCAGTTGGTGGATCGCGGCGCGGCATCGTCCGGCGCTCAGTTCTACACGCGCGGCCAGCGTGAAATGGGCATGATTGGCGGGTTCCAATCGGAATACGGCTATATTGCCCTGCGTGCGACTTCCCGCGTACCGACTAAATACGCCGGGCTGTACAAAACCTACGGGCAGCTTGACGCCCGCAATCCGCTCCGTGTCCGGGTGCACCCCGACGTCGGCTTCGGTTTCTACATCGTGCCGGAGACGACCCAGGATGATAAATACCCGATCAAAGAGGTTCACACCGAATTCGAGTTCGGCGTGGGCGTGGGCGAAGATCGTACTAATGGCGTGGTAGGGTATCTGGTGTCCGGTGGCACCTATGCCAACCCGACTATTAGCTAATAGGAGTTTATGAGGTCATGCAGATCAACTGGCTATCATGCAACTTTAATCGTTATGACGGTTATGGGAAACATGCCCTGTCAATGGTGCGGGCACTGTCTGCCTGTGGTGTTGACGTGCAGCCGATCAGTGCTGACATGCTTGATTGGCCGGGCTGGTTGCGAAGCATGACCTCGGTGGACTTTTCACGGTTGACGATCTCTCTGATGCCCCCGCAGCATCTCAAGGCGATACCGGGGCGTCAATGGTGTTTTACCATGTATGAGTCAACCAAAATCCCGGCGACCTGGCCGAGGATTATCAATCGGCTGTGTGAGCGGTTGATTGTGCCTAGCCCCTGGTTGGTTGACGTGTTCAAAGACAACGGCGTAAAAGTTCCGATCCACGTCATACAGGAAGGCATCTGGCCGGAAGAGTGGCCGCTGGTGAATGGCTATCGCCCCAACCGCCCCTATACGTTTATGACAATGGGCGACCGGGGCAGCCGCAAGGCTCACGACCTGGCATGGCGGGCGTTTTACGAGTGCTTTGGTGATGATCCGAACGTGCGACTGATTATCAAAGTACGCAAAAACGGGATGCCGTTGGTCGATCTGAGTCAAAGTGACCCGCGCGTCTCGATCTGGCGCGAGGATGCCGACAACCTGTCGAGTGTGTTTGCGATGGCGGATTGTTTCGTGTTTCCATCACGCGGTGAGGGCTGGGGACTACCCCCGCGCGAGGCCGCCGCGATGGGATTACCGGTGATCGTCACCAACGCCAGCGGGTTACAGGTTGGCTTGCCGCACTGGGGATACTCAGTCGGTTATACCATGTCAGAGTCAAGAATGCCCGCCGGTGGCGAGTGGTTTGAGGCCAACGTTGACGAGTTAGTCAAACAGATGCGCTGGTGTTACGAGCACCGGGCAGAAGCCCAGCAATTCGGGCATCAAGCGGCGCAATGGTTGCGGGAAAACCAAACCTGGCGGCACGCGGGGCAGGCCATGAAAAAGTTGCTAGAGGAGCGGTTATGAAACGGTTGGTGATGATCGGGCTTGACGGGCTATCCTGGCGCGTCATTATCCAACACCCAGAGTGTGCGCCCTACCTGGACAGTATCCGGTGTGGGAGAGGCGGCTGGCAGGCTGAAGTCCTGACCTGTGTCAGTGTGCCGATCCACAGCGCCCCCTCATGGTCTACAATCTGCTCCGGTGAACTGAATCACGGGATTTATGACTTCAATGTGGTGCTTCCCGATGGCACACGCGGGCGACGGATTACCCGCGCGGATATCCAGGCGACAATGGTCTGGGAACGGTTAGCCGGGGCGGGGATCGATGTGAGGGCATATAGTATCTATGCCACCCTACCCCCGATCACCTATCACACCGAATTCAAGCAGGATATCCGGTTCGCACTGACCCTGACCCGCGATGAGATGCGGCAGGCGATGAACGCCCAGCGGGATCACCTGTTTGAGTGCCTGAATGATGGGGCGGACTTTGTAGCGTTCATCAATATCACGCCCGACAAGGCCCACCATATGAGCCACAAGGCAGGGTTAGGTAACATCGATGGGGCGCTCGACGCCTACACAATGGTCGATATGTGGTTATTGGAGACGGTCGAAGAACTACAGCGCCGCGATTGTGACGTGCTGGTACTGAGTGATCACGGATTGCCCGGCAAGGGTTACCGGCATGAAACCGGCTTGAAGATACCGGGGCATCACCCAGACGGGATGATCGCCACCACCGCCACCAATGCGCCACCGACCACGACCGACCAGGTAACCCCCTGGATACTGGATTACTTTGGAGTAGCACACGACCAACCGCCTTTGATGGACGTTGACAGTTTAACCGGGTTGACGCCATCTGAGGAAGACGAGATCAACGACCGGTTACGAGCGTTAGGGTATATCGAATAATGGCAACGTTAACCAGCAGCCAACTTTCTGACCTGCGGGCCGATCTGGGGGATGTTCCGACCACAACATTCACCGACGATGAACTAAACCGCCTGTATACGCGGGCCGAGTCGGATTACATCCAAACGATTGTGCTGGCCTTGCGCCAGATGTTAGCAAACGCCAACAAGTTTCACGACTATACCGCCGGGGAGGACAAAGTTACCAAGTCTCAAGTTCGGGCACATCTGAAGGACACCCTACTTTACTATGAGGGTAAATCCGGCAGCCAACAAGTTCAGATCGTCGCCATGCGGTCGGTGCCACCGCGCGATAAGGATGAGCCGAGTGCCTGATGTTGACGCCTGGCTAGGCGATACTCAACCCCTCGCAAACTGGCGAGGGCAGGAAGAGCGGGCACACGACACCGCCCGGATTATCGCGGATAAACCATCCGTGATTACGGTGATCCGTGCCGGGGTTGCACAAGACGCCCAGACCGTACGGGTTGATCTGAGCCGGAGTAGCGGCAACCGCTACGAAATGCGCAACGACACCGGGAGTGTGGGGTCAATGACCACCCAGATCATCGGCTACAAAGGACACCCCACCATCACCGACACCGATCTACAACGCGGGGATCAGTTCTATCTGGGCGGGGTGCTCTACCGGGTCACGATGGTCTATCCCGACCTGGATGACCGGTTGTTAGCCTTTGCGGAGGTGGTGCGATGACCGTTTCGTGGCGCTGGGAACAATCGCCAGCCGTCTGGATTAGAGGTGCTGGAGAATACGAGCGGCGTGTATATACCGCAATCTATACCATTTGCCTACGACGGGCGCCGGAGATTCAAAACTGGATGCGCAGCAACGCCCCCTGGACGGACAGAACCGGTAATGCCCGGCAGGGATTGAATACTCAGATTGAAGGCTCGCGGGAAGAGATTGCCCTGTTATTCGCTCACGGCGTTTTTTATGGGATATTCCTGGAATTACGCAACAGCGGGCATTATGCGGTCGTTAACCCGGCGCTTGACCACTGGGGACCGATCATCTGGCAGGATGTTTTGGCGGTGATGCGATGAGTCTAGAGGACAGCGTAAAAGCGATTTTAGCTGCCGATGGCACCTTTGCCGGACTGATGACCGGGGGGATCTATGCCTATGAGGACACCGGCTTGTTGGGGTTTAGCCGGGATGGAACCCCCGCCGCCTTTGATAGTAACGGGTTGGTTAAACCGTCTTGCGTGGTCAAGACGCGGGCAGAAACCCCAGACAATCAGATCACGGACGAGGGCGGCCAGGCCATGAGCTACCGCCAGGTCGTTGAACTCTGGCTTTATGAGGCGCTGGGGTATGACACGATCAGCGCGGCAACGGTCAGGGCGTTCGCCCTGTTACACGGTCAAAAGGTCGCCAGTATCAAGTTTTTGTGGGCTGGCGGTATACCCGTCTTCTTTGACGAGGGGATGGGGTTTAGTGTAGGTCGCACCGACTATCAAGCAAATGCGGTGCGGACAGTATAGGAGAATATCATGAGTATTTTTGACAGTTACGGAGCGCCGCAGTTTGGCTTGAAGGACGTCAAGATCGCCGCCTGGTCGAGTACCGGCAGTTATGGCACCGCCGTTGACGTGCCGAGCGTGCAGATGCTATCGACCAATATCGAGACGATCAACGCCGAACTTGAAGGCGATGACCAGATTACCGACACCCACGCCAAACGGCGCAGCGGCGAGGTTACGTTCAGGTTTGGAGCGATTGACCTGGATGTCTGGGAAGTGCTGACAGGGGAAGCCTCAGTTGAAAGCGGTCCATCACCCAACGAGAAAAGCACCCTGACAATGGACGCCGACAGCTACCCCTACATCGGGATCGTGGGTATTGCAGACGCCACCCAGGGCGACGGTGATCTCCATATCTTTATCCCCAAGTGCAAGATCATGGGCAATGTAGCGCTCAAGTTGGAATATGGGCAGTACAGTATTCCAGAAGTCACCCTTAAAGCCATCCCGGACGGTGACTATGGTATTTGCCAACTCATTGAGCACGAGACGGCTGTGGTCGCTGCCCTGCCACCGGCATAAGGAGCTGATATGTCAGATAACGGAAATCAAACCTTACAACCAACATCCGGGGCAGCTTGGCGCGAACCCTACGAAAAAGGAGAAGTCGTCGAGCTGCCATCCGGGAAAATTGCCCGACTTGGCCCGGCCAATGTCGAAATACTGATCAAGGCGATGGGCGATCTACCCGATGCCCTGACCAGTATTGTCGCTAACCTGTTTTTGGGCGAAGGGGATGGCAATTTGGGGTTGAATAGCTTGGCTGACCTGGCCGGATACGTTGACCTGGGCAATGCCTTATGTCGGGCCTGTTTTTTGGAGCCAAAGGTGGTCGATAAACCACAAAAGGCAAACGAAATCGCCCCGGCACACATCCACTTTATGGATAAGGTTTTTATTTTGGAGCGGGCGATCTCGGAGGCAATATCTCTCGACAAATTTCGTCCGCAACAAGCGAGCAATGTGGAAACTGTGGACGATAGCCAGCCAGTCCGGGCAAAGGCCAAGTAACCTGATCGGTGTGTCTGACCAGTGGGCCGCCTTGCAGTTTGACCGGGCGGTGATCTGGTTAGGGACGTTTATCGAGAACAAGTTACAGGAAATGCACAACGTTGGCGCAAAGGATAGGCCAAAATACGAGCCTAAGTACAAGTTGGAGGATTTGTTGGCAGATACCCCACAGGGCAAGCCGACAACGGAACAATTTGTAAAGGCGTTCGGCGGTTTTGGGACAGTGGTAAAGCGATAAATGGTATTCAACATGCCCCCCATGAATAGCGGATCGGGCGGTGCCAATCTCGGCACCGCTACCGGTGCGCTGCGGATTGATACCTCCGACCTGAAAAACGCGGTCGGGATGGTTCGTCAATCCGTGCAATCTATCAACAACGAAATGGCGAAGGCCGGACAGGGCGCACGGTCTGCCATGCAAACCGCCCGCGTGGAAATCCAGAAAGTACAGGGGTTGTTGACCGGGATCACGGCGGCGGGCGCGGGGTTTATCGCATTGGGTCTGAAATC